TCGAGTAACTTTCACAACCGACATTAACGGGATTATGATTGACCAGTATTACGTCGATGGCTCTCCTATTATGATGAGCGACATTGTAACTATACAAGGCTTTGATGAGGGCATCCTAGAACGCGGATCACGCACCATTCAAGCAGCGATTGACGTTGAACGCGCAGCAGCAGTTAATTCTGCACAGAGCCAACCTGCAGGATTCTTAAAAAACACAGGTGCAGACCTTCCACCAGCAGAAGTTCAAGGATTGCTTGCAGCTTGGAAGCGCAGCCGCCAAAATAACTCAACTGCCTATCTCACATCTACTTTAGATTATTCTCCAGTTGCTTTCTCGCCTAAGGATATGCAATATACAGACAGCATCCAGTCATTTAGCACCCAGATTGCCAGATTGTGCAACGTCCCTGCCTATTACTTGTCAGCAGACATGAACACCACAATGACCTACGCCAATGTTCAAGACGAGCGCAAGCAATTTTATGCTCTATCTATCGAGCCTTATATTCAGGCAATCCAGACGCGCCTTAGCATGGACGATATATCTACATCAGGGCACGAGGTTCGTTTTGCAGTCTATGACACATTCCTCAAGGCTGATCCTCTTGTAGAACTAGCAGTCATTGAGAAGCTGCTTACTCTTGGGCTGATTACAACTGAACAGGCTATGTCAATGTCAGATTTAACACCTAACGGAAGCGAAGGAATCAGTTAATGGAAACTCTATTTATTGAAGCATCATCTATTGAGTGCAGCGAAGAACGTCGCGAAATCTCAGGCAAAATTGTCCCAATGGGAACAGGCGAGATAGGACAGACCAACCTTGGGGCTTATGTCTTTGAGGCTGGGTCTATTGACATCGCGGACGTGTCAAAGATTAAACTCCTGTCACAGCATGACATGAAGAAGCCAGTAGGTCGCATGATTGCAGCAGAAACTCGCGCAGATGGTATTTACGCAACTTTCAAGCTCTCACGATCCACAGGCGGCAACGATGCTCTTATCCAAGCGCAAGAAGGACTTGTCTCAGGTCTTTCAGTAGGCGCAGAAGTTCTAGCATCAAAGCCCTCACGCGATGGTCACACAGTAGTGACATCCGCAAAACTAAAAGAAGTTTCTCTCGTCACAGAGCCAGCCTTTAAGTCTGCTCAAGTACTTGAGATTGCTGCAGAGGAAGTCATCCCTGCAGAACCAACAACAGAAAGCGAGCCACAAGTGGAAGAAACCACTCAGGTTGAAGCTCCAGCAGTTGAAGCAGCAGCAGTAGAAGCGGCTCGCCCAACAGTTGCAGCATCTCACTACGTCAAAGAGCGCACAGCTCCAATCACATCAGCACAGTACTTAGGTGCGCAAATCAAGGCAGCAATGGGCGATGACACAGCGCGTCGCACAGTTCTTGCAGCCGATGATTCAACAGCAACAAACACAGGACTTACACTCCCAACTCACCTCAATATGTTCGACACAACTACATTCTCAGGACGCCCAGCGTTCGATGCAGTTACTCGCTCAGGTGCAGTCCCACAGCTAAGCTTCACAATCCCTAAGATGGGAACAGCTCCAACTACTGCCGTAACAGCAGAAGGCGCAGCACCATCTGAAACAGGAATGACTTCAAGTTACGATACAGTCACAGCAGCTAAGTACTCAACACTTAACCGCGTCTCATTCGAGCTTCTTGATTTCTCAAACCCAGCGTTCGAGACATTGCTTCTCAATGAAATGCGCAAGGGATACGAGAAGGCTACAGATAACGCGCTTCTTGCTTACTTCACATCAGCAGGAACAGCAGCAACAGGCGTTGCAGCAACAGCAGCAGGTCTCCAGAGCTTCATTGCTACACAAGGACCAGCAGCATACAAGGCAACTGGTGGCGATTACGCTAACAAGCTAGTTGCATCAACAGACCAATGGTCAGCAATCCTCGGATACGCAGACACAACAGGTCGCGCATTGTTTAACGCAGAATCACCTGCTAACGCATCAGGCAACGCTTCAATCAACTCAGTTGTTGGTCGCGTACTTGGTGCAGACCTTATTGTGGATCACAATATCGCTACAGCAGGAATCATTGACGAGTCAGCGTTCCTTGTAGCTCCAAACTCAGTTTATGTCTGGGAATCACCAGTCACAAACCTTCGCGTGAACGTTCTTACTTCAGGCGAAATCGAAATCAACATGTACGGCTACCTTGCAATCCACGCTTCAGCAGCAGGAGCAGGAATTCGTCGTTACAACCTCGCGTAAGCGAAACTAAGTCGCTGAGAGGGGCTACCAGAGCCCTTGTAGTCCCTCTCAGTCTTTAGAAAGGACAAGCATGTCAATCACAACAGTCGCAGAACTTCGCACAGCCCTAGGCGTAGGCACTCTCTACGCTGATGCCGTTTTGCAAGAAGTCTGTGATGCTGCTGATGACGTTCTCCTGCCTTTTATCTGGATAAATAACACTTTTAATACTCACCACAGCAATACCCTCACAACTGCAACCTTTTATTTTGATTCACCAATTACTGACATTTTCTATATTGGTGAACAAGTAACAGTTACCAAGAATGGCGCAGACCTCAATGGGACTCACGAAATCATTAACCTCTCTGACTATTCTTTGACTGTCGAACTTTCAACAGCAGCGGACGAGGAAGAACCTAAGCACGCAGTCAATCCTTATGGCATAGTTGCAGGTAAGACTTACCAAACCATTTCAGCATTACCAGCGGTTCAAGAAGCCGCTCTCATGGTGAGCATCTCAATCTGGACTTCTCGCCAAACTAACTCGGGCAATGGTATGAACCCAGACGGCTCAATGGGAAGCATGTACGCAATGTCCTCGCAGCTTGTCGCCCGCGTTCGTGGCTTGCTTGCTCCATATCTTGACCCTCGCTCAATGGTGGGCTAATGACAGCCATCACCACACTTCGCACAAGCATTGCGACGGCTCTTGCCGATAATACTAAATATTCAGTTTTCAGCTTCCCTCCTGTTACGCCTATTGCTAACAGCGTCATTGTCACTCCTGCTGATCCTTATATCGAGCCTACTAACAATGACCGCACAGCAATCAGCCCAATGGCTAACTTTAGGATTTCTATCCTTGTCCCATTGCTAGACAATGAGGGCAACCTTGCTGGAATAGAGACCGACGTAGTAAAGGTCTTTCAGCTTCTCGAAGCATCCAGCATTGTTTTTAACGTCGGAAGCGTGAGCGCGCCTAGCGTCCTTTCAATCGCTTCTGGAGATTTACTGACTTGCGACATTGCAATCAGTACCCTTACGGAATGGAGTTAATCATGTCAGATTGGCACGATGAGCAAAAGAAGTTCTTGGAGAAAATCGGACAGATTGCTCCATCAACACCAGCACCAAAACCAACTACTAAGAAAGATGAGGAATAACTGAAATGGCAGTTTTCTTAAATAACGGCGTAGTCTTGACAGTCAATTCAGTTGATCTCTCAGACCATGTAACAGCAATAACAATCAACCGCACCTTCGATGAACTCGAAGTAACTGCGATGGGTGATTCAGGTCACAAGTTCGTTAAGGGTCTTGAGGCTTCATCTATCACTATCGACTTCCTTAATGACACAGCCACAGGCGAAGTTCTTGCAACTTTGCAAGCAGCATGGGGAACCAACGTAACAGTCACAGCTAAGCAGACTTCTGCTGCCGTCTCTGCATCAAACCCTCTTTACACAATGACAGCACTTGTGAACAACACAACCGACATCAACGGCGCAGTTGGAGACATCGGTATGCAGTCAGTAACTTGGAACGTTTCAGGTACAGTAGCAGTAACAACTTCATAACCAACTAATTAAAGGGGCTAAAAATGGCAAAGCTAAAAATAACAAAGAACGACGGAAATGTACAAGAGTATGAGATAACCCCAGTTATTGAATATTCTTTCGAGCAACACTTTAAGAAAGGCTTTCACAAAAGCCTTATTGAGGATCAGTTGCAAAGTTCGGTTTACTGGCTTTGCTGGGAAGCAATCCGACGTTCGGGTGAAACAGTCAAACCTTTTGGAGAAGATTTTATTTCAACTCTTAAATTAGTTGAAATTTTAGAATCTGATTTTTTAGGGTAGAGAGGAACTCCTTCACCTATCTTGCAACTCGCTTGAGTTATGAGTATGGAGTTCCTTTCAACACCATTGTCGAGCTTTCGCCGATGGCTTTCAAGACACACATAGAAGTCCTCAAAGATATAGCGAAGGAGCGAAAAGATGCCAGTAGAAGCAAA